TATATGGTTATGGTGGTGTAAAATTATTACCAACACATTTGACTAGAAATGTTGATGTAAATAGTGCAGATATGACCACAAGTATTAGTGATAAATTCAAAGCAATTGCAGAAATGAGCAACAAAACTTTATTTAACACTGATGCATTTAGTGCATGGCGTAGTGGATTTAGAGAATGTGCAAAACTATCTAGTAAAACTATTGCAAGGCAAGTAGACGAAGAGACTGAATTTAGATTAGATGCATGGTGTACAAGAGGTGACGATAAACCGTTTGGAAAATTTGCTATAGCAGGAGCAAAAGCAGGTAAACAATTTGGCGAAGAGAATAAATCAAATGTTGAAGAAATGAAAAAGATAAACGATTTTGAATGGCTCAAAGCCCAGTTTAATCAATTAATTCTACCAGACGAATAACTGTATCCAATTTTAGTTGATTAGTTTTACTACGCAATGTGTTTTGTAAACCATTGTGTAAAGGCTTAGGCCATTTGTTAATTTGTACCCAAGCATATCCACTATGTTCTTCATTAAGATTTGGAATAAATTCTTTATCTATAACACACAAATATGTATGAAAATTAAAGTGTTCATCAGTACTGATAAAAGTTTCTAAGGGAACAGTTTTTTTAATATCGGGTAAAAATCCTATTTCTTCTTTAATTTCTCTTTGTAAACCACTCCATGGGGTTTCATAAGAATCATTCCTGCCTCCTACTAATCCCCATACATTTTTACTTTTACTTTTTTCTCTATATAATAGTAAAAAACGTTTTGTAGATGTGCAATAAAATAAAGCACCACTGCAAATAATCTTGTTCATAACAATACTTATTTTAAAGTATTATTTCCCAAGTACCTCTTGGATAGTATCCATCTACGCTACTTTGCCAGTAATAGTTATTCCAGTATATTTGTTCACCAGAGAAAAGATTAGTTATATATACCTTTTCTGAATTTTGACTAGCATCAAAAATATTGATCCATTTACTACCAGACCATTCTAAAATATCGTTTGCATCTGCAAGTAAATCACTTCCGTCTGTATTTTGCCAACCAGTTGGACCTTGTTCGTTTAAGTTAAGTATATATGTTACTGTGCTTCCGATAGGATATGCTGCATCTAAATTAATTACAAATTTACCATCAATATTTGATTTAGTACCACTAACTTCTAAACCATCTACAAATACTGTAAAGTCTGTTACAGTATCCGCTCTACGGTTTGGAATACTTCCAGAGACAGTTTCGGCAACAAGATAATCAACCTCGGTATCAATCCTATTAGAACTTGTAGTTGCAACAAAAGATCTTTCTACTTTATAACCAATAGGTTGTAAAATTAGATAACGTTGACCTACATTTTTTATAGGAACAAATGATAAAGGATTGATAATTCCATCTACAGTACCCGCAGTTTTTGAAGGACCAGTAATAATTGTATTTGCAGGAAGTGTGTCCTCATCATAGTCTATTTCTATGGTAAAACTATCATTAGTTTTAATGTTAAATGTACCAACTATTGGATTTGTTAATTCTGCTCTACGTAATCTTAATTGACTAATTCCTGGTTGAAATTTTGCAGGTAATTCTGCTTCAATTACACTTTGCCAATCAATTTCTCCTACTCTTAATTTACCATTTTTTACAAGACTACCGGTAGCGTCATCAATAAGCAAGTCAAAATTTCTATAACTTGCTACTAGTGGATTATTTAAATCTAAACGTCCGTTACCACTTAATACTGTTGATGTTAAACCAGCAGATCCTTCATTTACAATACTACCGTCTGGTAAAACTGTGACACCATCTGCAGCAAACAATGCACCATCGGTAGGAGGGTTAAATCCTTCTAAACTTATTGTTCCTTGTTCAGAGTTAAATATACTTGTTATTATGTCTGTAATTATTCCTAATTTTTTAACTTTAACTGGTGGAGAAATATATATAGGTGCCGTGAGGCCCATAGTTGCAACGTCAATATCATCACCTGCTCCCATTGGAATAGTTCTACTACTAAAATTTATATTTTCCATTTGTAGCACACTCAAACTAGTCCAATCAACATAGTTGTCAGTTGTTTGAAATTCTAAATCAGGATTGAACAACATGAGTATTTGTTCCATAATTTGTAATTTTTGATCTGTACTTGTACTCCATAAATCAACGTTTACACTTAGTGTATAAGGAGTAGGGTGTAGTCTTTCTACTGTTACACCTTTTGTTTGATTAACCAAATACGATTGTGTTTCTTCGTCGAAGTCTCTTTCTCTAAGATTAATTTTACTAACATAACTACTATCACTTAGTCTACTTCTGTCCATTTGTAAACTAGTAATGTATATACCCATACGTGGCGCACTCAAAACTTTATTATCGCTATTGTCTTTTATAATACTAGCAACTTGCCTAGTAATATCGCCATACATTACGGGTACTCTTATAATTTCTCCGTCACCATTTTTGTAACTATAATTACTAAATGCTCTAACTATTTGTGTAAGATATCTTCGTACTTGACCGTCATAAAAATATTGCATTAGTTGTCTGCCTTTGCTCTAAGTACTTTACTCAGTGCTTGTCTTTCTTCTATTTGTTCACCTGCTATTGTATTTACAGTAGTATTGTTAATGAACGATCCTTTTAGAGTTTGTCTATTATCTGATGGAGTAAGTGTTTGTCTTACGTTGTCTTCAACCTTACGCCAACTATTACCATCATAATAAAATAGTCTATTAGGAGATAAATCTGTTCTTAAGAAATAATCTCCTAAATTTACATCATACGGAAACCCTACACCACTTCCGTATCGAGCACCATTTGGTGGTAATCCATCGCCTACTAAATATCCAAGATAGCCTGCGCTATCTGGTGGTACAAAAACTTGACTAGAATCAATAGTTCCGTCTACAAGTAAGTCTGTTTCATCAGAACTTGTTATTGCTACTTCGCCACTAGATTCGACACTTAGTGTAAAAAACTGGACTGTATCGTATCCGCTTTTTGCAGCGTTATCTTCTGCTTGAGCAATTATTGCATCATTGATTTGCATTTCTTTTTCATATGTACTCAATACATCTCTAAGTGTTTGATCACTTCCTTCTTCGGCGGGTAAATCTAAAATTTCTTTATACTCCTGGCTGTCAACAATTTGTTTTGCACGTAAGCGATACAAATGAGGATACCAAGTCTGTGAAAATCCTTCTGCTGCTCTAGTAACTTCGTCAACAACATAAAAACGTTTTAATGCAACACTATAATCGTTCAGTGCATATTCGTCTATCATATGAGGAAGTTCAATTACATCTCCGCTCATAATTTTTCTACCCAATGTTTTTACACTGCTATTGATATGTATTGTCATAAACAATGTATCATTTTGTAAAAATAAACCAAACTGACTTAAATCAAAATCTTGATCTTGCACATTATAATGTCCACGTATTGAATAGATATCTTGATCATATTTTCTGTCTCTATTTTCTAAAAACAAAAGATCTTGTATATTTGTTTCAGATACTGTATCATATTGCTGTTGTTCTAATGTAGTGTCATCGTTGCTAGGATTTTTTGGACCTAAATATTTGTGGATTAAAAAATCGGTGCCTCCAACTGTAAACTGTTCTAAGACAACACTGTCTAAGAATTCGTAATCATTGGATTTTGTTGGTCTATATAAACTAAGTCTAGGCATATGTATATTTAGCATAAATACATATGGAGACAAACAATGGCTGATATAACTACAGAAAAACAAGAAATATTTGATTATGTAAATACATTCCTTGGCGGAGGAATGGTTGATGTAGAACTTGATCCTGTGCATTACGAAACTTCTTTATCAAAAAGTTTAACTAGATATAGACAACGCAGTGAAAACAGCGTAGAAGAAAGTTACGTTACTTTAAAAATTAGTGAAGATCAAAACAAATATATTCTACCTAATGAAATCATTGAGGTGCGTAAAGTATTTAGAAGAAGCGTTGGTAGTAGATTAGGCGGCAGTGGAGACGGCGGCAGTTTGTTTGAACCATTTAACCTAGCATATACAAACACATATTTGTTAGCAGGAAGCGGCATTGGTGGTCTAGCCACATATGATTTCTTTTCACAACAGCAAGAACTAGTAGGACGTATGTTTGGTAGTTTTATGGAATTTGTCTGGAATACAAGTAATAAGCAATTAACGATCTTACAACGACCAAGAGCAGAAGAAGAATTATTACTTTGGTGTTATAACTATCGTCCTGACTTTGAATTATATAAAGATTATAAAGCATATCAATGGATTAAAGATTACACATTAGCAGGTTGTAAATATATGTTAGGCGAAGCACGTAGTAAATTCTCAACAATTGCTGGACCTGGCGGCGGAACAACATTAAACGGTGATACATTAAAAGCAGAAGCACAGCAAGAAATGGAAAAACTAGAAAAAGAACTAGATACAGCCGTTGCCGGTGGTGTAGGTTATGGTTTTCTAATTGGATAATGTATAAATGTTTTATAAGTGGCGGTTGTAGTTTTACAGCAGGACACGAACTAGCAGATTTTACAGAAGAATTTAATAGCAAATTAACATGGGATTTTTTAGTAAAATCTCAATTATGTCCAAATGCTGAAATGATACGGACTGCAATTGGCGGTTTAAGTAATGAAAGTATTTGCAGACGTGTAATTAGTGCCGTGCATAATAGTTTAAAAAAACATAAAAATAATCAAATATTTGTTACAGTGATGTGGACTGGAATAGGAAGAAAAGAGTTTTTTTATTATGATAACAACAACGAACAAGATTTTGTAAAAACATACCTAAACGATGTATTATTTGATAAAGGTAACACAGCCTACTTAAAAAAATACAATAATGAAAGACAACAATTTTTATCAAGTATTGGAATTCTAAATTTAGTAAAAGAATCATATAGAAGAGGAACTAACACAAGTTTGTTATATTACAACTTGAAAGAAATTGATTATTTAAAGTCATATTTAGAGGCAAATAATATAAACTACAAATTTACATGTGCCTATGATGATATGACTGCTACTAAGGATAATTTATATATAGAAGAATTGTATCAAAGGTTAAATCATACAGAAACATTTGTAAATTATAAACATAAAGATTATGTATTTTATTTTAATGAATATACCGATTTGAAAGAATTTAATAGAGGCAAAGCAGCAAATCATCCATTAGAAAAAGCACACAGGGCTTGGTCTAAGTTGTTTCTAAATAGTTTATAAGATTTGTAGTCCAAAATTCTAAATCATCTAAAGAACCATTGTTGTCAATATGATAATCACACATCCATTGTTCTATGCTCATTGATTTTTTAGATTCAGGAGGCAAGTGATCAGAACGATCTACCCAAATAGCATAATCAAAAACGCCAGTATTTTGCATTGCGAAAAATTCACGTTTGTTTCGCAATCCACAATAAATGTCATATGCTGTAAACATTTCTCGGCCTAACTTTGCAGCATCTGGAATGTTATAATCACAAATAGCATTATACCATTCTACTCGATGGTTATGCCTATCTGCATAACATTCTTCTTCGTTACTATAATTATATTTGTTTTTTAACATATCATAGATAAACAACTTTGAACAGAATTTACTACTAGATTCAAAACTATACCCGTGATTGTCTCTTAAAATTTCACAAACAGTATCTTTACCATGTCTACCATGACCTACAACTAATAACTTTTTCTTCATGCATTTAATGTAACATAGATTTAATATTTTGTCAATATAAACTACGCATATAACCGGTATAAACCACTAAATTTACTTCATGTATGGTAAATAGTATTAATAAACACTTTACCCATAGGAGAACACAGAAATGGCATTAACATCACCGGGCGTTCAGGTCTCAGTAATAGATGAGAGTTTTTATACTCCTGCTGAGCCAGGCACAACACCTATTATTTTTGTTGCTACAGCACAAAATAAATTAAATGGTGCAGGAACAGGTATTGCACCTGGAACAACAAAAGCAAATGCAGGAAAAGTTTACTTACTAACTTCACAGCGTGATTTAGTAGAAACATTTGGAGATCCAGCATTTTATACAGATACAAATAACAACCCAATACACGGCGGGGAACAAAACGAATACGGTTTGCAAGCAGCATATTCATACTTGGGTGTGAGCAACAGAGCATATGTTGTACGTGCAGATGTTGATCTTGCTGCACTAAATGCAAGTTCAGATCCTACTACTGAAAATCCAGATGACGGAACATACTGGCTAGACACTGGTATATCTTCTTTTGGTGTGTTTGAATGGGACGGAAGTGCATTAAGTACTAGTAACACAAGCGGTCAAAGTTTTACAAAGAAGACACCAATTGTAATTACAAGCACTACACAAACTGCTTCAACAAGTCCTTTTACACCAAACGGTAGCATAGGTGCTGTAGGAGATTACGCAGTAGTTGCAGTATCTACTGTTATTCGTACATGGTACAAAAATACAAGCGGCACATGGGTAGAAGTTGGTAGTGCTAATTGGAAAAACAGTTGGGCAACTGTTACTGGTACAGTAGGTGCACCTACATTTACAGGTGGTACAGATACCTTTATTATTGCTATTCCAGGAGCAGGTGGTACACCTTACACTGTAGCATTAACAACAGGCAACACACTAGACAATGCTGTAACTGATATCAACGCAGCACTAACTGGCACAGGCGTAAGAGCAGAAAATGTAAATTCACGATTAGTATTCTTTAACAATGGATCAACAGCAGATAGCATTACATTGACAGACGGAACAGGTACACCACTTGCAACAGCAGGTATAACAGCAGGACAATACTATGCACCAAACTTACAGATGAGTGCGCATACAAGTATTCCAGGATATAAATCAACAGATACCAATCCTCGTCCAACAGGTAGTATTTGGGTCAAAACAACTAATCCAAACTTTGGTGCAAACTGGAGTGTAAAAGAATGGAGTGCAGATAGCGAATTATGGTCAAGTGTAGATGCACCTTTATATGCATCTAATCATAGCGCAATTTATAACTTAGATAGAACCGGCGGTGGAGCAAATCTTGGCGCAGGAACTGTATATGTACAATACAATAGAACAGAAGCAAGTTCTAGTGTTGCTGATTACACAATATATAGACGCTCAAGTGGATCTCCATTAACAGTAACTAGTGCTAAAGTTGCTACACAATTAACTGGAGCAGCAAGTTATTCATTTACTATTGCAGAAAGTATTGTAAATCAAGAAGCATTAAATCCAGCAGTCAATGTGACATTTACAGCGGCAGGTGATGCAACTGATGCAGAAACAGCAGCGGCAGCAATTAACGCAGCAGGACTAACAAATGTAACAGGTAGTGTTGATAGTATTAATAGATTAGTTATTAGTCACAGCAAAGGTGGAGAAATACGCTTAGTAGATACATCAGGTGCATTAACATTATTAGGATATGAGCCATATGATTATACCGATAAAACTGGTACAGTAAACATGCATTATGTTCCAGGTACTGGCAGTGGTACAAGTCCTTTACAATTACATGCAACATTATGGCAAGAGATGACATACACAGCAAGTGATGATGCACCTAGTGCCTTAGCAGCAGACGGAGCATTGTGGTATAGCAGTGTTGTTGACGAAGTTGACATAATGGTACATAACGGCAGCGAGTGGGTTGGATTATTATATGACGGTTCATCTGGTGAAAGCAGCACAGCAAGTCCATATTGGACCGGAGTAAGCACTACGCAACCAGATCCTGAAGGACCTATTGTAAGTGCTACAGAACCAGTAAATGGCGATAGATCAGATGGCGAAAATCTTGTAACTGGTGATCTTTGGATCAGTACTGCAAATATTGATAATTATCCTAGCATTTATAGATACAATGCTACATTGTCAAAATGGGAATTGCTAGATAGCGCAGATCAAACTACTGAAAACGGTGTGCTTTTTGCTGATGCTCGTTGGAGTACAAATGGCGGCAGTGCTTCTGCACATACACCAGGAACAATTGCAGCACTACTAGAAAGCGATTATTTAGATCCAGATGCCCCAGATCCGGCACTATATCCAAAAGGTATGTTGCTATGGAACTTACGTAGAAGCGGATTTAACGTTAAGCGTTTTGAGCGTAACTACGTAGACACAACAGGTGACAACGAACGTTATAACGATCAAGATATGAGTACTTATTATCCACATCGCTGGGTAACTGAAAGTGCTAATCAAGAAGACGGTTCTGGTACATTTGGACGCAAAGCACAACGTAAAGTTGTAATCCAAAAATTACAGTCATTGGTAAATGAAAACCAAGATATACGTGATGATGAATCAAGAATATTTAACTTAATGGCTACACCAGGTTATCCAGAATTAATCGGTGAAATGATAACACTTAACTATGATAGAGGCTTAACAGCATTTGTTGTAGGTGATTCTCCATTCCGTTTAACAAGCGATGCAACATCATTAAATGATTGGGCAAACAATGTTAACACAGTTGTAGAAGATAACGATAACGGATTAGTAAGCAGAGATGAGTACTTAGGCGTATATTATCCAGCAGGATTTACTAGTGACAACGCAGGTAACAATGTAGTTGTTCCTCCAAGTCATATGGTACTACGTACATTTGCGCTTAACGACCAAGTTGCTTATCCATGGTTTGCACCAGCAGGTACAAGACGTGGCGGAGTTACAAACGCAACTGCAACAGGTTATATTGATAACGAAGGAGAATTTGTAAGTATTGCTCTTAACGAAGGTCAACGAGATACATTATATCAAAATAACGTAAATCCAATTACGTTCTTAAGCGGAGCAGGATTAGTTGTATTTGGACAAAAAACTCGTGCAAGAAATGCAAGTGCATTGGATAGAATTAATGTTGCAAGACTTGTTGTTTACTTACGTGGACAGTTGAATCAACTTGCAAAACCATATCTATTTGAACCAAATGATAAAATCACACGTGATCAAATCAAACAGCAAGTAGAAACATTAATGGTTGAGTTAGTAGGACTAAGAGCATTGTACGATTTCCTAGTTGTGTGTGATGAAACAAACAACACACCAGCAAGAATTGATAGAAACGAGTTGTATGTAGATATTGCTATTGAACCAGTCAAAGCAGTAGAATTTATTTACATTCCGCTACGTATCAAAAACACAGGAGAGATCGCAGGTCTTTAATATCAAAAAGTAGGGGGTAAAAATAAAACCCCCTACAAATGATAAATACTTGTGTATAAGGAGAAACAATTAGATGGCAATCTCAACACTATTAAACTTAACGGTTCCGTTAGCAAACGATACAAGTGCAAGCGCACAAGGTTTGTTAATGCCAAAACTACAATATCGCTTTAGAGTTACACTTGAAAACTTTGGTGTATCGGGCGATACTCAAGAATTAACAAAACAAGTTATTGATGCATCAAGACCAAACGTGCAGTTCGATCAAATCGAAATTCCAGTATACAACTCACGTGTATATTTGGCAGGTAAACATCAATGGCAAGCAGTTACACTAACATTGCGTGATGATGTAAACGGCAACGTAACTAGAATTGTTGGTGAACAATTACAGAAACAATTTGATTTCTTTAATCAGTCAGGTGGAACATCAGGACAAGATTACAAATTCTTACAACGTATAGAAGTGTTAGATGGTGGTAACGGCACAAATGATGTGGGCGTTCTCGAAACATGGGAACTATACGGTTGTTATCTAACACAAGTTGATTACGGCTCAATGGCATATGCAACAAATGATCCAATGACAGTATCATTGAACATTCAATATGATAATGCTGTGCAACTAAATGAAGGTGTAGGAACACCTGTAAATAATCCAAGACAAAACGGACAATTAATTACAGGCGCATAATTAATTTTAAGATTGCTATCAATAATAAGGAGCCTTTGAGGCTCCTTATTTTTTGGATGATAAATACATTATGGCATTGCAATATTCATATTATGATAATTTAACTAAACAAGGAAATCCTAAAGGCAATCTTGCGGATTATAGTCATGCATCTGCATTATATCTGCGTAATAATTTTAGGCTTACACCTAAAGTTCCTTTTTTATACCATGTTGTTCTTGACGTTAATCCTCTTGCTTTACAACAATTAGGAACAACTGTGTCATCATTGCTGGATAAAAGAGAATTTAATTTATTAGTTTCTCAAGCAGATTTGCCAAGTTATAATGTAGATACAGATACAAAAAATCAATATAACAGGAAAAAAATTGTACAAACTAAAATTAATTATGATCCGGTAAACTTTACATTCCATGACGACCAAGCAGGTCTTACAACTTTATTATGGGAAGCATATTTTAGGTATTATTACCAAGATCCTAATTATGCAAGAAAAAATACAACTAGTACACCAAACACAGATGTACCTCCTGCTTATTTGAACGGAATGTATACTAATGAAATATTGAATCAACGTAAATTTGGTTTGGATAGACCTAGGTATTTAGATGTTCCATTTTTTAACACTATTACAATAAATCAATTGCATTCTCAAAATACAAAACCTACTTTTACATCTTTTACATTAGTGAATCCATTAATAGAAACAATTAGACATGATACTGTAAATCAAGAAGGTCAAGGCACTATGCAAACCCAGATTAGATTTGCATACGAAAGTGTATTATACGGCAGAGGAAGAACTGCTACAGACAATCCTGCAGGATTTGCTGATCCTGCACATTATGATGTTAGTCCTAGCCCTCTACAAACCGGAGAAGCAATTTTTGAAAAGCAAAATGAATTTAATGTTCTTGATAGATTTTTTGATGTATTTTTTGACCAATTATTTAAACAAGTAGGACAAACTGACATAGACACATTTAGAAAAGGACAGGATTTACCAACACAAGTAAATGAAGTGAGAATTGATGCAGGAACTGATTTTTTAAGCGATACAATTTTCCCTCAGCCGCTTTCACAAACATCAGCAACCTTGGCAACTACTTCAGTAGCAGGTAGTATTCCTCAAGCAGATCAGACTTTTATTCGAGGACTTGAACAAAATCCTAGAAGACTAGATGCATTTGCTCGCAGAAGTTTTGGACTTTTTAGTGATGCAGGAAATACAAGCACTGAGTCTACCGAAATATACAACTCATTAAGTGAGTCTACAAAACAACAAGTGAGAGGGCTATCACTTTCAAATGCAAAAGATTTAACAGGATCTAGAACAAATCCTTTTGCGTTTCAAGAAGGTTTAAGAAATTTAGGATTAATTAGATGAGTAGTGTAACAAATACAATTAACAACCCAGATAGTGCTTCTGAAACAAAACAATTTTTTGACAGGTATTTCACAAAACCTATTTCATTTACAAGTAACGAAGTTGATAGTGTTGTTGCTTTTTTTACCAAAAGAGGATTTGAAAAAGATAGTGCTGTTACTATTGCTTCAATATTATTGCAACAAGCAAAAGTTGAAAATAAAAAAATATTTACTTTACTAGATACTTTAGAAGGATTAGACGAAGTAAAACTAAATCAACTTATTGCAGCAATTCTAAATAATAATCGTAGCAAGATTAGTATTTTAGGCTACAAACGAGATAGTCAAGTTGAAACAGCAGAAAATAGAAATGTTATTATCTAATGGGACGTTTTGCCCAAGGAAAATTTAATCTCAAAAACCCAGACAAATATATAGGAGGCAGATCCCCTACATATAGAAGTAGTTGGGAATTTGCTTTTATGCGTATGTGCGATAACAATCAAAATATTACACAATGGGCCAGTGAAGCAATAAAGATACCTTATAGAAATCCATTCACAGGAAAGTTTACAATCTATGTGCCTGATTTTTTTCTAGTTTATGGAGACAGAAACGGTAAGCAACATGTTGAACTAGTTGAGGTAAAACCAGCAAATCAAACTATCAAAGAAAAAGTTGGTAATAGCACAAGCAATAAAGCACACTATGTTTTGAATCAAGCGAAATGGCAAGCGGCAAGAGCATACTGTAAACAAAAAGGAATGTATTTTAGAATTGTCAACGAAGGAGATATTTTCCATCAAGGAAAACGTAGATAAATAATACTAGCATATAATGGAATAATATTATGACTAAAAAATTAGAAGATATGTTAAACTTGCCTGATAACGCAGATATTATTGATACATCTGAAGAACACCAAGTTGTAGAACAACATGAAGAAACATTTAGAGATATTAACGAATTAGACAAAATTTCTAGTGCTTTACCTGCTGTAAAAGGATTAGGCGAATTAGCAGATAAAGAATTAAATGAAGTAGCAGATAAGGCAATGTCGGCATACGATGATTTAATGGATTTAGGTATGAATGTTGAAAGTCGTTATAGTGGCAGAGTTTTCGAAGTTGCAGGTACAATGTTAAAAACTAATCTTGATGCAAAAGTTGCAAAACTAGACAAAAAAATTAAGATGGTAGAATTGCAATTGAAGAAAGAAAAAATGGATAGAGATAGCGGACCTGGTGACGGAGATATTGTAAGCGGCGAAGGGTATGTTGTTACTGATAGAAATAGTTTACTTCAACGCCTAAAAGGGCTAGATAAAGATAAATAGTATTATAGTTTAGGATATACAAATGAAAAATTTTGCTGATTATTTGACAGAATCAAAAAAAACATATGAATTTAAAATTGGTATTGCAGGTGCTTTACCAGAAGGATGCGAAGATATGATTGACACAGGATTGCAAAGATTTGGTTGTCAAAAAATGTCCGCAGGTAAGAAAACACCAATTCAAGAACGTCCATTAGATTTTCCACAATTAGAAAATACTGAAGTAACATACTATGAAGTAGAACTTTCATATCCAACAACTATACAAGTTTTACAAGAATATTTAGGTAGTGTATGCAGTGTGCCGCAGAGTCATATAATTGTACGCAATCCAAACGAACCACAAGAACTATATCAACAAGAAACAATGGACAAAGAATATGTTGCACGATTGACACAAGAAGATATGGGCGGGGAAAGCGCACAAGAAGATGCGGGAGGTACTCGTGTAATGAACTTGTTAAAAGAATTAGAAACAGCACGTAAAGAAAGAGACAACGATTATGTTGGTGAAGCACCAGTAGGTGATAGCAAAGATATTAGCGATGCTGAAAACAGCAAGGCGGTTATATCATGAAACGTAAAGAAGTCACAGAAGCACAACAGTTAAACGAAAATCCATTAGCAATTGCACTTATGGGCGCACTAGTCGGTATGGGACTAGAAAAAGAAAAAGCAAAAAAAGCAGCAGCACAGGCTGTTAATGATGCACAAACAGGTGCTTGGAAAGATCCAGATAAACAACCAGCAGCAGCAAGACCAGCACCACAAGGCGCAGACTATAATCAAATTATGAAACGTGGTAGTAGAGGCGAAGGTGTAAAAGAACTTCAAAGAAATCTTGGAATGACTGGTTCTGAAATTGATGGAATTTTTGGTCCTGCTACAGAAAAAGCAGTGAAAACATTCCAAAAAAATTCCGGTGCAAAAGTAGATGGTATTGTTGGTCCAGAAACTAGAGGCATGATTGAAAAATATGCAAATAGTCCAGACAAAGATCCTAGTAAAGTAAATGTACAAAGGCCTGCTGGAGTTGCAAATCAAGCACAAACAGCGAAAAAATATAAGAAAGTTGCGCCTCCGGCAGGATTTACTCCACCTTCAAAATATAAAAATCCTATGTATGTCCAATCACAAGAAACGGGAAGCATTTATTTAATTTATGACGAACAAAATGGAAATTACGGTGGTGTAGGTCCTATAATGAAATTTAAAGGTCCATCTGGAAGAGACGAATTAGGATTAGGACAATCCGGGCGTGTGATAGCAGTAAAAGACGTAGACTTGGGAGAGTCAGTTATGACAGACAAAAAACAAATAGATGAAGCAAGCATCAACATCAACGGTGCTGATGCAAGCGAAGTAGCAGAAATACTACGTATGATGCAACTAGCAGGCGCCGACGGTGCAAAAGTAGTTGGCCCAGATGATATCAATCCAGGTCCAAAACCTTGCCCGATTTGCGGTAAAATGCATGGACCTAGTCAACCAATGGGCGGCTGTGGTGCAAAACCAAAAGAGCCAGGTATGGGCGATATGATTAAATTGATGGCACCACAAGAAGACATGGCAGAAGAAGAAGGTCCAATGGGTGACGAATATGACGATGAGCCAAGTGCACCGGATGAAGAATATGCAAACGATGTAAGTGCAAGTATTCCTTCAGGTAACGACCTACACAAAGAAAAAGGATCGTATCCAGCCACAGCAGGCGGCGACAATCCAATGGCTCTTGAAGATCAAATCAAAGAGAGATTAATGCAAGCGTTTGAAACATACAAAGATAGAGATGCGTATGATGCTTCACAACAAAGTGGTAAAAAAGTTACGTTACCAAAAGCACCATGGGAAAAAGATCATGATGCAGAAAAAGGCGAAAAGCCAGATTATGCAGATTTAGACGGTGACGGCAACGAAGACGAAGCAATGAAAGATGCTGCAAAAGATAAAAAAGCAAAAGCAGCATCAAAATAAGTAATACATCCCCCCAGAACTCAATAGCGCCTTAGGGCGCTATTTTTTTGGTTAAATACAATATGAGCAAAAGTTTAGACGGCGTATTAACAAAAAAAGCAAATCAAAAAGAAACATTTACAGAAAAGCAAATTGAAGATCTTGCTAAGTGTATGGATCCTGACAAAGGATACTTACATTTTGCTCGGCACTTTGCACACATACAACATCCTGTAAAAGGAAAATTATTATTCGATCCTTATGAATATCAATTACGTTTGATGCATTCGTATCATAGTTATCGCTTTAACATTAATATGATGCCTAGACAAACAGGCAAAACTACATGTGCTAGTATATACCTAGCATGGTATGCAATGTTTAATCCAGACCAAACTATCCTTATTGCCGCACACAAGTACACAGGCGCACAGGAGATTATGCAACGTATACGTTATGTATATGAACTTTGTCCTGATCATATACGTGCAGGTGTTACAAGTTATAACAAAGGTAGCATTGAATTTGAGAATGGTTCACGTATTATTAGTCAAACAACAACAGGAACTACAGGACGTGGTTTGTCTATCTCATTACTATACTGTGACGAGTTTGCATTTGTGCAACCTAATATTGCTGAAGAATTTTGGACTTCAATATCACCTACACTAGCAACAGGTGGTCGTGCTATTATTACAAGCACACCTAACTCAGATGAAGATACATTTGCTACTATTTGGAAACAAGCAGAACAACGTTTTGATGAACATGGCAATGAAAATGAAGTAGGTGTAAATGGGTTCCATTCATATGTAGCAGAATGGCATGAACATCCGGACAGAGATGATGAATGGAAATCTGCCGAAATTGGCCGTATTGGCGAAGAAAAGTTCCGTCGTGAATACGGATGCGAGTTTTTAGTATTTGACGAAACACTTATAAACAGTTTAAAACTTTCAGTAATGGAAGGAAACAATCCAATTATAAAAATGGGACAAGTACGTTGGTATAAAAAACCAAGCCCTAAAAATTCGTATGTAATAGGATTAGATCCGGCAATGGGAACAGGCGGAGACTATGCTGCGATACAAATCATTGAATTACCTACATATGAGCAAGTAGGAGAATGGCAACACAATACAACTGCTATTCCGGGGCAAATACGTATACTAGCAGATATATGTAAATATATTGCAAGTGAAACTAGATCAGATACTGGAATATATTGGAGCGTTGAAAACAATGGTATAGGAGAGGCAGCATTACTAGTTATTCAAGATTTTGGTGAGGAAAACATTCCAGGATTATTTATTAGCGAACCTATACGTAAAGGACATGTAAGAAAATTTAGAAAAGGATTTAACACCACCCATGGGTCAAAAACTACCTGTTGTGCTAGGTTAAAAACAATGATAGAAAACGATAAGATGATTGTCAGAAGTAAAGCATTAATAAGCGAACTAAAAGCATATATTGCAACAGGTAGTAGTTTTCAGGCAAAGCCCGGGTATAATGATGATTTAGTAAGTGCATTGATTTTAACTATTAGGATGATGAGTGTGATGAAAGACTGGGATCCTACTGTTTACAATACTTTCAGTCAAATAGAACAAGAAGAAGATTATGAAATGCCAATGCCGATCTTCGTAAGTAGTAGTTATTGATAAATAGTATATAATGAGAGACGTAAATAAAATAGCAGAACAACTCTTTAATGAGATCAGAGGAAGATTTCCAAAAATTACAATCGGTGATGCCGAAGGTAATATTACTAGTGAACCTTTACTAGCAAGATTTTTTGATTTTGAATTTGAAAGTCAAGGACAAACTTTAGGAAATGTAAGTATATCTTTAGACGAAAATGATGGCGTAACTGTAATGTATAATAAAGACTTTACAGAAAATGCTCTAGTAAATGAAAAAGAAGATTGGTATAGTTTTTTAAAAAATCTAAGAACATTTTCAAAAAAACGTTTACTTAATTTTGAAGTGAGAGATATAAATAGATCAAATTTAACCAAAAGAGATTATAATCAATTAGCGACTACTCGTAGCGGAGAACAACAAATGGCTGAATCAAAAATGTATGGCACTCATAAAACAAGTTTTCAAAAATTTGGCAGTGCAAAACTTTCAATAAAGCATACTGGAAGTTTAGAAGAAGGTGAAAATAGAACTAAAAAAATTGGTTCACTTTTTATTGAAAATGCACAAGGTGAAAAATTTAAATATCCTTTTAAACATTTAAGTGGTGCTAGAGCAATGGCAAGACATATTGGCGAAGGAGGTCATCCTTTTGACGATTTTGGTAAGCATATTACAAGCCTAAGTGAAGAACTATCTAATCTCCGCAAGTTCAAAACTTATATGGGTCGTAGCAGTGTAATGGCAGAAAGCCTAGCACAACATATAGATGTTGTAAATGAAAGAATAATTTCTGTAAGAAAAGAAGTAGCAAATTTACAAAAACCGTCTTATTATCAAACAGCATTTGAAGAGTTTGTTCCAATCGAAGGAATTGAAGTTCCAGAAAACGTAGCAGGAGATTGGATTGAAGAATTAACTGTTAAACAATTTAATGAAGAATTGAAAGATGTTTTTCCTTACATTTATAGATTGGTGCAAGAAACAACTGCACCAACAGAACTTGCATTTGAAGACATTGTAAATGAAGTTGATAAAGCAAGTATTGACGCAGCAGTAAGACAAGCAGTAGGCGGAGCACCTGCATCAAGTCCACGTCCAAAACTAAGACCACAAATGTTTGCAAGCGAACAAGAGGCAAAAATGGCAGCCATTAAAGCAGGTTATAAAGAAGGCGAATTTCAAGTAAAAAAACTAAGCGGCGGAAAATTTACATATGTTCAAACTGTTCCAGATCAAAGCAATATTGGTAGCACAGAGATTGCACCAAATGGTCAAGTCACAGGCAGTACAAGAGGCTTTAACACAGAGTCAGAAATAGATATGGCATTTGATAAACTGTTAGGTCAGTTTGCAGACAACTTTAGTATGCAAGTAGAAAAGTTAGATCCAGTAGGCGACGAAGACGACGATGTTGACAACGACGGCGACTCAGATGATTCAGATGATTATCTCAAATCTCGTCGTGCAGCGATTGCAAAAGCAATGAGTGGAAACGCTAAGGCTGATGCAGAAGCAGGCGAACGTAAAAAAACAGGCGGCAATCCATTTAAAAAAGAAGACATTGCAGCAGAAGATGATAAAACACCATTAGGCGAATTTATTCTAAGTTATTTTGATAGACAAACAGGCAAGTTTCCAAAAGGCGAAACAGCAGTATTGACCAGTGTAGAAAAAGACTATGGTGATCAATACGTCAAGCCAGCAAGTCAGTTCATAGAACGTCTAGGCCAAGCGTATGAACAATACCAACAGAAAAAACTAGGCCAAGTTGATCAGGTACAGGAGTTTATGGGTGTAGATAGTAAAGACGAAGTTGACCAAAACCTAATGAAAGCAATTCAGAAAAAGTTTGGTACAAAGCCAGTAGGTGATATACGAGGTCGTACATATGGTGCCGGTGATGTTGAGATAGATGATCCAGCAGTGCAGATGATGCTTGATGCAGGAATTTTAACTTTAAATCCAGCGGCTCTAAAGGCATACAAATCTATTTCTCCTGCAAAACGTGCAGAAATTAGGAGAAGAATTGATAGGTTCCAAGCCGATAAAGCACAGCGAACAGACAATCCTAATGCACAAAAAACAGACAATCCTAATGCACAAAAAGCACCAGGATCATTATTTGATTTATTAGGCGATTCAACAGAACTAGATAGAATCACATCGTTAGCCGGTTTAAGATAATCGGCTAACTATTTTAAAATATTGTCAAAAAACAGTTGACAAGATAAATAACATTGTGTAGTATAATAATTGTGCTGCACACTAAAGGCACATAGAACATAGGCAATATATAAGGAGGCATAACTATGGCATCATTAGCAGAAATTAGAGCGAAACTAAAAGAACAAGAGTCACGCACAGGCGGTAACTCTAACAGCGGCGGCGATAACGCAATTTACCCATTTTGGAATATGAAAGAAGGCGAGCAAGCAACGCTACGCTTTTTGCCTGACGGCGATGATTCAAACACTTTCTTTTGGAAAGAGCGTTTGATGATTAAACTTCCATTTGCTGGAGTAAAAGGTGAAACTGATTCACGTCCAGTACAAGTACAAGTTCCATGTATGGAAATGTATGGAGAGTCTTGTAACATCTTACAAGAAGTACGTGGTTGGTTTAAAGATCCAAGTTTAGAAGACATGGGTCGTAAGTATTGGAAAAAACG